ATGATGGAACGCTTGTTCGACTGGGCGGCGCGGCCTGCCGAACGGCTCGTCACTGTCGGCTCGCTGCGGTCAGGCAAGGGAACCGTCGCACGGCATGCGCAAGTGACGGCCGACACGGCCGAAGAGGCCGCCGCAGCCGAGGCGGCAGGGATAGAGATGGTAGTGTGCCGCGCCGCCAATGTCGCCGCCGTTCGGCAGGGCTCGCGCCATGTTTTCGTGACTGCCGCCTTGGGTTTTGCCGAGGCGGTCACCGATGACGACATCCTGCGCGTGGCGTTTCGCGCCCTGACCGAGGGGGCGGATGCCGTGATCACCGCGCGCAGTCTTTCGGTGGTCAGCCGGCTGGCCGCCGAAGACATGCCCGTCATGGGCCACCTTGGCTTTGTACCGCGCAAATCGACCTGGGTCGGGCGTACAAGGGTCGTCGGCAAGACGACAGACGAGGCAGAGGCCTTGTGGCACCGCTTTCGGCGGCTGCAAGAAGCCGGCGCCTTTGCGGTCGAGGCGGAACTGGTGGCGGCCCCGTTGCTGGCCGAAATCACCCGACGGTCGGGGTTGGTGACGGTGTCGCTGGGGTCGGGGCCGGGCGGCGACGTGATCTTTCTGTTCGGCAGCGATATTTGCGGAGAAGAGGGGCGTCTGCCCCGCCACGCCCGCGCTTACGGCGATATGGCCAGACTGCGGCAGTCGATCCGCGACGAACGCGCATCTGCCTTTGCCGCCTTTCGCGCCGATGTGGCGCAGGGCGGCTTTCCGGGCACCACGAATACCGCAGCAATGGAGCCCGGTCAATGGGAAGAGCTTTTGGAGCGTCTTGGGCAAGCGGACTGCGGCACTTTTCGTTGAACGGCAGAACTGAGCGGGCGACTATTCAGATGTTGATCAGAAGGCGGGGTCGTACCTCCGGGCTCTGGTGCCAACCGCCCCAGTCAATAGTCCGTCTCGACATAGACCCCCGAGCAGTCATAGGCGATCGCCGCAGCTGTCGCCCCGTTGTTCATGAATAGCCGGGGTGACAGGAACTGGGTGCTGGCAGGCAGATCAGCGCTGATCTCCTGCTCGAACACCGCGCCTGATACCTCATCGACCACCCTGACCCAGACGGAACCGCCGTTCGGCGCTGCCGCGATGAACAAAGTCAGCACCCCTCCAGTCGCGATTGCAAAACTTGCCCCCATGTCGGCCAGCGTCGGCGCGCCGGTGCCGTCGTTCGTGACCAGTTGCCAGCGGGTGTGGGTGCCACGCTGGAAGCCGATGCCGATGCAGTTTATGGCCGTCGCCAGCGTCAGCGTCGTGGCCAGCGCAGCGGTTGAGCCGTAGAGGCCGAAGAAGCCCATGCCGGTCGCCTGTAGGGTGGTCAGCGAGATGCGTGTTACGAAAGTCCAGCCGCCAAGCCCGGCCGCATTGCCGCGCCAGCAGGCCCAGCCCGCAGAGCGCTGGTCGGCAACCGAATCCACCAGTGCCGCCGAAGTCAGGCGCCAGCGGCGCATGCTGGCAGCCAGGTTGGTGGCGGCAAGTGTTGGGGTAGACACAGTGCCGACCGAGGTGATGGGCAGACCTTCGGTGGTGATCGTGGTGGTGACGGAGGGCGACCAGTTCGCGATCCGGTTCACGCCAAAGTGGGGCTGCAGCGGAAAATCACGGCCGGAGGGCCTCATTACGTCGATCCACGGCGCACCAGCTCGGTTGCGAGCATAGACCGCAATCTTGCCAGAGGGCGGTGGCGACGGCGCAGCAGCGAGCCCCGGCAGGATCGTCGGCTGCGGCAATTCCACCTGCCCGCTGGTGCGATCGATCTTCAGCGCCTCGAAAAAGGCCGAGCCATCCGGGCTGACCTTGACGCTGAAGTCGTCATTGCCGAGCAGACCGATCAGCGCCCGCGCCGAGAACCCGGTCTTGAAGGCGAAGGCAGCATCGTTCCCGGACGCCGCCTTGTTCATCGTCGCTTCGATCCCGGCCCCGGCGTTGTTGAACAGAAGCGCGGGCGTGTTGACTGAAATCCGGTTGTAGCTGTCGGCTGTCGCCCCGCCGAGGCCCAGCAGCTGGGCAGTTAGGTTCGCTTGGGGCATGCCGACCTGCGTGACGGCATTGGCGAAGGTCACCGTTGGGGTGTTCACGACCGTGGTGCCACCGGCCCCTGCCGTAGCCGAGCCGATGTTGACGACCGTGGTCGATCCGGACGCGCCGCCGGTGCCGAGGTTCACGGTCTTGGTGACGCCCGTGGTCGTGGCACCGGTCCCTATGCCATAGGTGGCGGTTGTCGTCGCCGTGCCAATGCTGGCAGAGGCCGCCGAAACCGTGACAGTGCCCGAGGCCGTCAGCGTGCCGGAAAAGGTCTTGTTACCAGTGAAGGTCTGGGTGCCCGCGAGGATAGCCAACTCGCTCGAGGTGTTCGGCAGCGTGAAGGTCCGCGTCGTGCCGGTGGTGATCCCCGACAGCGAAAACAGCGCCTTCTTCGTCGGATCGGCATCGTTCACCAAGCTGAAGATCGCGTCCGAGACATCCTGCGGCACGCCGACCGGATCCCAGGCGCTGCCATTCCAGACGACGAAGGCCTGTTCGGCCGCAACCCAGACCAGCCAGCCGGGGCGCGGCACCAGGCGCATCCAGACGCCGTCGACCCAGAAGGCCACGTTCAGATCCCATCCGGCCCAGAGCCCCGCAGCACCCGAGGCAACGAGATGCCGGTTCCCGTCGGCGGGGCCTGCCGGAGGCGTGGTGCGCGTGCGGTCGAGGACCGAAAGTTGCACCATGGCATCGAGCAGGCGCAGGGCCTCGTTGTGGGTGACATGCTTCTGGGCCTGCGCCGCCAGAAGATACGGCAGACCAAGATGGGTGGAGGTTTCGGACATGGAGCGGGCCTTCAGAACTGGAGGATGACGGTAACGGGATCGCCGCGACCGAGGCGGTTCGAGAGCTGGAAGATGCGGATGGCCAGCGTCTGACCGGGGGCCAGCGGTGCGCCCCAATCGGCGGTTTGCTCGGCAGCGGTGTAGAGGACCGATGTCGTGCTGCTGGTCAGGGTGCGCTTGACCGCTATCCCGTCGAGGATCTGGACATCGTAGCTTTCCAGGTCTTCGGCCAGCGGCACCTCGACCTGTTCCCAGGCGTCGGCCACCAGCGCGCGGGATCGCCGCGTCCAGCGGAGCGTCAGATCGCCGGGCATGCGGGCCATGCGCCATGGCTGCGCGACATGAACCGGGGCGAAGGGCACGAGGCCCCGGCCAAATGGTGTAAAGGCCAGCGCGGTGTAGCTCGCGTCACTGACAGCGCGCGCCGCGGGACCGATGCGCCAGTTCCACGGCAGACCGAGGTCGGCTTCTGCTATCGGCAGCCGCTTAAGGGCGGAATCAAGCACCACCACCCGCGCGCCTGCAGGGGTCGGATTACCCATCGCGGCTTCTGTGCCGCGCTGGCCGCGCAAGAGACGGGTCAGGCGATAGCGGCCGGGGGCGATCAGTTCGGCGGCACCCGCCTGCACGACCTCCCAGATGCCCAGCCCGGTTTCCACCGCCAGCGCATTGGCGCCGCCGAAAAGCGTCAGGTCGGTGACGCTTTCCAGCGTGCCCGAGATCAGATCCACAACAAGCGCATTGCCGAGATCGAAGCGCGAGGTCGGACCGGAACAGAAATCCGACACAAGCGTGCCGATCCGGGCGCGACTGCCGAAGGTGGTCAGCAGGCCAAAACCATCGGTCGATGGGCTGCGGAACACCGCCAGCTCGCCCGGCCAGGGAACAGCATGGGCGGCAATCATCGGTCGATGCGCAGGCTGATCCTCGGAGAGTTGCGGCAGGTCTAGGAGGACGACATCCGGCGCGCCGAAGACCACGGAGCGGGTCAGCGATGCCGGTCGAGGGTCGCCGGGCGGCAAGTCATAGGCGGCGCGGTCCTGGCGGACGGATTCGATGCCCCGGCCATCTGAATCGGCGATGGACACCAAGCGCAACTCGATCTCGCGACCGTCATGCATAAGCCGGATCACATCGGCAGGGTCCAGAGCCAGCCGCGAGGGCGGCAAGCGGAAGGTGGCGCTTTCGCGGCCGATCCAGGCTTCCATCAGGGCGCGGCGGCAGCGCCGTTCGGCTTCCTCTGGCGGGATCGCCATCGGGAAGCTTTCCGAGGCGATACGGGTGGTGTCGACGGTGATGCGCCGCGCCTCGACGAGGGCCGCGTCATAGTCCTCGTCGGCCCGGGCAACCTGCCACTTCAGCGCCTGCGGCAGTTCGGTTTCCTGCGCGCGGACCAGTTCCAGCGCCTCGCCCTCGCGGGAGGCCACGAGGTCGTCATGGGTCAGCGTGATGCCGGACGCCCGCCCGCGAATGACGAAGCGGATCATGCCTTCGGTCTCGATGGCATCAAACCCGAAGTGCCGGGCCAGCGTGCTGATCGAGGATCGGGGAGATTCCAGAGCGGTGATGGCGTAACCTTCGACGGCACCCCAGAGGCCGGACACGTCGATCAGCGCTTCGGGCATCCCGGCGCGCAGGCAGAGGTGGCGCACGAGGGCCGCCAGCGACACCGCTCCAAGCCGCCCGGTCAGCCAGTGGCCCAGCCGCCAGTTCGGCCCATCGGTCCAGACGTCGGTCAGTTCCGGAAAGAACGGATAGGGCCGCGCGTCCCAGGTCCAGGCGGCACATTCCGGAACATGCACCATCCGGCCACCATAGACGGTGGAGATCGGGTTGTTGGCCGGGTCACCCCAGTGCAGGTAGCTCGCTTCCAGATAAGCGCGCTGGATCGCATCGTCGCGCCAGCCGCGCGAGAAATACGGCGTGAAGCTTTCGGATGACTTTGGGTCGAAGAAGACGTTGGGCTGATTGGTGCCCCGGTCGATGGCGGGGCAGCCCAGTTCGGTGAAGCGGATGGGCTTCGATTGGGGCACCCATGCGGTCGACGTGCTGCTCTCGACCCCACCGGGGCGGTTGAAATGCGGGTTCGACCACCACCCCCGGATGTCTTTGGGGCGAAACACCCACGGCTTCCCTGCCGCGCCATCGGTGATTGGCGTGCGAATCTGTGCGGAGCGGTCGGCGGCGCTGGCATAGAACCAGTCGAACCCTTCGCCCCCGGCGATGTTCGCCTGCAGATAGGCGCGGTCATAGATGGCGGGCCAACCTGCGAGGGCATCGGCATGGTCAAACCCGTCGCGCCAATCGGACAGCGGCAGGTAGTTGTCGATGCCCACGAAGTCGATGTTGGCATCCGACCAGAGCGGATCGAGGTGGAAATACACGTCGCCGCTGCCGTCTTGCGGCTGGTGTCCGAAATATTCCGACCAGTCGGCGGCATAGCCGACGTTCGTCCCCGCCCCAAGGATGGTGCTCACGTCGGCAGCGAGGGACTTGAAAGCGGTGACGGCGGGATAAGTGCTGGCGCCGGAGCGGATGGTGGTCAGCCCTGGCATCTCGGTGCCGATCAGGAACGCATCGACCCCGCCCGCCGCAGCGCAAAGATGGGCGTAGTGCAGCACCATGCGGCGCAGGCCCCAGTCGCTGGGCGAGCCGGTGAAGCTGACCGTCTCGCCGGTCACGCTGAAACTCCCCGGCGTCGCCGTGCCGAACAGCGCCGACACTTGCGTTGCCGCCGTGTCGGTCTTGTCCACCGAACCGGCAAAGCCCGCCGCCGGAGAACAGGTGATCCGCCCTCTCCACGGGAATGCGGGCTGGCCAGGCGTGGCGGCATTGGCGCTGTAAGGATTCGGCAGGGTGTTGCCGGGCGGCACATCCATCAAGAGGAACGGATATAAGGTCACGCGCAGCCCGCGCGCCTTCATCTCCTGGATCGCCTGCGCCACCGCGAAATCCGCAGGTGTGCCGCCATAGACCGGGCGATCTTCGGCGTCGCGGCTGACCAGATGCGCGGAGCCCCGGCTGACGCCGTTCACCGACCAGTTGGCGGGCGTGGTGGCTTTGGATGCCACTTCCACGCCGGGCTTCACCTTGCAGGATCCCGCCCGCAGATCGCTACCGAACCAGGCCACCACGAGGCTGACGCTTTCGACCGCCGGGGCCATCGCGTGCAACCGGTCCAGTGCCACAACGATGTCGGGCGTATCAGGCAGCGCGTTCAGGTTCTCGGCAACTGTTGCACCGGCGCTGCCTTTGCGGATGGCATCGGTGGCATAGGTAAACTCGCCCGAGGCCGGGATCAGCGTCACCGCCTTCACCAGACCCTCGGCGGTGTCGGGATCGGCAAGCGGTCGGAAGACCTCGAAGCTGATCTGCGGGATGCGGTTGCCGAACGGGCTGAGGTCCAGTTCCTCGAACACCACATAGGCCATGCCACGATAGGCGGGCGTGTTGGCCGCTCCCATCTTTGCGCCGATGAACGGATCGGCCGTTTGCGCCTCATCGCCGGGATACCAGCGCCAGGTGACGCCGGTCATGTCCATTGCATTGCCGTCGGCCCACACGCGCCCGATGCCGGTGATTGCCCCTTCGCAGAGCCCAATGGCGAACGAGGCATAGTAGAGATATTCCGTTGTGGTGACCGTCGGCCCACCCCCTTTGCCGCCGCCTTGGCTGGTGGTGTTGATCTCCTCGCGGAAATCAGTGGCCCAGATGATATTGCCGCCGATCCGCATGCGCCCGTAAATGCGCGGGATCACCGCCCCTTCGATGGCCGAGGTGATGCGCAGCGTGTCGAGCCGCGCGCCCTCGAACCGCTGCGCTGGGGCCAGCGAAGACACGATCCAGCTGTCGACGACCGATCCCACGGTGGAACCGATGAAGCCGCCGATGGCAGCACCAGAAAAGCCGAGGATCGCGCCGCCAAAGGCTCCGCCGATGGCAGTGCCGACGGCGCCGAGAACAAGAGTTGCCATGTGTGAGGCCTCAGCGTTTGGGGAACAGAAATGCGAAGGCAATCCGCCGCCGCCAGATCGGGGTCAGGATTTCCTCCACGACACCCAGCCGTTCGTAGGAATGGACGAAGCGGTCCGGCGCGGTCAGGATGCCGACATGCTTGGCGATGGCGCGCGGGGCCATGCGAAACAGGAGCAGCGCGCCGGGGCCAGCCTCATCCGGGGCAATTTCCGGCATCATGCGTCGCGCGCCCTCCGCCAGCACTTCGCGCGGCCCCGTTTCGCCCCAGTCCCGGCTGTAGGGCGGGATCGGGAAAGGTTCGTCCCCCACCACTTCGCGCCAGACACCGCGCGCCAAGCCGAGGCAATCGCAACCGACCCCGCGCAGACTGGCCTGGTTATGATAAGGTGTGCCAAGCCAGCCGCAGGCGGTGGCAATGACCAGATCGGGACCTTCGATATGGGGCAGCGGGCTCACAGCACGTCTCCTTGATGCCCGCCGTTCTGGCTGGCATAGCGCAGGACCGCATCCTGACCCGGGATGTTCGGGAAGCCCCGGAAGTTGGATACATTTGCGAACTTGGTGCCGCAGGTCGCAATGCGCTTGTCGCAACCGGCGCGGATGGTGAAAGTGTCGGACCCGGCGATGGCCCGCACCGGCGCTTCCAGCAGGGTGACGATGGCGACCCCGTCGACGAGGTCATGCGCCAGCACCTCGGTGCGCCGCCCGACATTGGCACCGTTGGTCCACTGAACCGTACCGAAGACGAACCAGCCCGAGAAAAAGGCCGCGAGCCCGGACGCGGTAAAGGCCCGATCGCGCAGAAGGTCGATCACCGCGCCGCTGCCTTTGAAGGCCGGGGCATCAAGATTGACCCCGCAGCGCGCATCCCCAAGGGCGGCATCGCACGTCGCCTGAAACGTCCGCCCCACCGTCTGGCCGAGGACATGCGCCAGCGATCGCACTTCGCCGACGAACGCCAGCCGCCCGCGCCGGATCTGGCCGATGGCCCCGCGCCGCATCAGCAAGCGCTGACCGGTATCGGCCCAGTTCACCCGCCACACCTCGACGTCCGCGTTGTCCCAGCGGCCGTCGAGGATGTCGGTCTCGGTGATCCGGTCGGACGACAGCACGCCTTGGGCGTCTTGCGCATCGACCGAGAGATCAGACCCCGACCGCACTTCGGAGGCTGCGAAGCCGCTTTCTGGCTCGAAATCGGTGCCATTGAAGCTGAGGGTGCGATCATGGTCGGTGAAACCGAGTGTCACGCCATCGCCCCGCACGATGCGCCAGCACCAGGCCAGCGTCGTCGTGCCTTCGTCGAGATGGGCCTGAAGCGCGGGCGGGAGGGACTTCACTTCCGCCCCCAGCCGCGCCAGAGGGCGACAGAGGCCAGCGCCGAGGAAACCACGCCCCCGGCCGTTCCGGTCAAGGCGTAGAGGTTAAAGGGACGGAGATCGAAGCTGCCAGTCACCGGATCGAAATCTGCCAGCCCAGCCATCGCCAGACCAGAGGCGGCAAGGCAGGCCAGATAGATCAGCCCGCGTGCGAGGTTCCAATTCATGATGTTGCCTTTCCAGTCAGAAAATCCACCAGCCGCTGCCACCATGGCTGGGCAACGACGGGTCGGGTCGGCATGGTCGGTGGCATTGGCAGGCTCGTCACGCGCAGCATTGCCAGCGCCTCAGTCTCGGTCAGACGGCGGATCGGTCGCGAGAAATCCACACGGCCGTTGCGATCCACCGCCCAAACCGGGATGGTGCCGGTCGGATAGCGGCCGTCGCGGAACAGATCGCGCTCGGCCTCCCGGCGGGACCGGATCGCAGCCGGTCGGAGCCAGCCCATGAAGGCTTGCGCGGCGGCGGCACGATTGCCTGTGTTCAGATGGCGGGTCAGCGAGGCCTTGGCGATGCCGCCGGTGTTGTAGTGGAACGATACCAGCGCATCGAACTCGTGCGTTTCCAGCGGCACCTTCACGGCCCGCAGCACCTCCGCCTCATAGGCCACGATGTCGACGCGGAAGAGCCGGAAGGCTTCGCGGATCCCGGCGTCCAGATTGGCAGGCATGCCACGCGGCATCCGCGCCGGATCGGGGGGACCGGCGGCAGCGGTATGGCCGATGCCGAAGGTCCAGACGTTTTTGACATCGCGATAGGGTCCGGGCACGAGTCCTTCGTGCCGGACAAGGGCCAACAGGCCCCGGTCTGTCATGTGCATGGGATCACCTGATGAGTGAGAGGATCAGAATAACGGAGGCGACAAGGACGCCGATGCGCAAGCGATGGCCAAACGCCTGGCGTGGATCGGTGACGTCACAGCGGATAGAGCGCGCAAGACGGAGAAGTTCATGCATCGGGGTTATCCACTTTGCCGCTGCGCAGCCGAGCGAGGATGACCTCGATGAAGGCGGGGCCAAAGACGCCGACCAGATAGGCGGCGGAGCCTGCTGCACCCCCGGCCGGGATCGCTTCGGGCGGCAGACCGAGCCAGCCGGTGATGATCGCCATCGACAGGCTGCCCATCCCAGCCGCGATCAGACCCCCGAGCAAAATGTGGCGCAGCGCGTCGCGCAACCCCATCCGCGTGGTCAACGCGTTGGTCGCTCCGCCAAGCGCTCCCCAGGCCGCCAGAATGACGGCGGTGGAGGTTGCCAGCTCGCGCAGCACAGCAGCGACAAAGCCGGTTTCTTCGTTCATCGCCGGATCTCCAGCAGGGGAATGGATGTGATCGACCCGAGACGCTCAAGGTCGAGGGTGACGTCGAGCATGTCGGTGTCGAAGCGGACGGGCACGTCGAATTCGAAGCCCGCAGTGATCGCGATGCCTGCACCCGGGGCGGCAGCGAAGGTCACGCTGCCCGTGGTGGTGTCGACGGTCCAGCCCGACATCAACTCGACGCCGTTCAGGGCAAGACGGACAGAGCCTGCAACCGGCTTGGCGATTGCGCGGGTCCAGCTTTGCGCGCCGGAAGTGTAACGCTTCAGGAGGCCGAAGGTTGTGACCGCGCCATTGCCGGTGCCGATGGGCTGATCGGTCGGGGCCACGGCCTGCGATGGCAGGCAGGATTTGTAATCCGCCCAATCCTTGTAGCGAAAGCCGTGCAGGCGGCCGTTGCGCGCCTCGAAGAAGGCGACGACCAAAGCCAGATCATCGGCGCGGCGGATTCCGTAGGCCACGTCAAAGCGTCGGCGTGAGTTGGCCCAGCTGGCATTGCGTTCCTCGTCACCGGAGGCCAGCTCGACCACTTGCGTGCGCCGTTCCGGCCCGCCGCGTGCACCGCGGCTGATATTGTCGGGGAAGCGAACTTCATGGAATGCCATCAAAAATCTCCGTTGTTCGTGCTCTGGTCCACGAAACTGGTGCCCACTTGCGGGGTCGCACTCACATCCCCCTCCGACCCATCGACACGGCGCGCGCAATGTCAGCTGCGACCTGCGTGCGCGATTGCCGGAAGCTTTCGGCATCGCGGGCCATGATGGTGACATTAACGGCGGGCGCGCTGGTCTGGCCGTAGCCCGCAGCCTCACGCCGCGAGAGGACGCGCTCGCCTCGTTGCAGGATTGCCGGAACTTCGTCTGGCTTGATCCCGGCCCAGCCGCCCGCATGCATGCGCGGGGCGCCTGCAAAGGCCATCGCCGGAACCATACGGCCCGGGCCCGGCGATCCGACCATGCCACCCGCATGCAGGATATTGGCAAACAGGCCACCTGCGCCGCCAAGAGCACCGGACAAAGCGTTGGCAATGGGCCCGAGGATGAAGCGCCGCGCAGCAAGTTTTGCCAGATCGGCGATCATCGATGTAACGAGGTCGCGGAAGTCGAGCTTGCCTGTCTTGACGAACTCGCCCACCGCGTTCTCGGCCGAGGTGAACGCCCCGACAAGCGCCTGGCCGATATCACCACCGATGTTGCGCGCCTTGGTGGCGTAGTCGGCGAGTGCGGCCGTCACTGCGCCCCAGCCGGTCGCGGCTTGGTCGGCACCTGCAGCAGCTTCAGCCCCGGCGTCGCGCACGGCAGCGCCTGCACCTCCGGCAGCGGCGGTTGTGTCGTCGAGTTCGGTGTTGAGCGCATCTGCCGAAGTTGCGGCATCCGCCAGTGCGGCTTCGGCCTCCGTCCCGGTGCCCGTCACGGCGTCGCGCAGCGCCTGCCAGCTGGCCAGCGGGCGACCTGCGGCATCGGCCAGCATGCCTGCCGCCTCGCGATAGCCATCGGCGCGGGCGCGGGCATCGTCGGCCATGGTGCCAAGCCCGAGATCGGGCGGCTCGAGGTAGGTGCGCGACAGGGCCGCCGAGAAGGCATCGGCCGCCGCAGCGCCAGCAGCTTCGGCCGAGCCTGCGAAGGGGTTGTCGATCCGGCCCAGCGTCAGAGGGTCCAGCGTGCCGATCCGCACTCCGCCTTCACCCACCGCCCAGTCGGGCAGCAGGTCCAGCGCGGCATTCAACCCGTTGATGAAGGTGTTGATCCGGGTGACCACGCCGTTCAGCATCGCCTCGACGCCCGAGATCAGCCCGTTCGCGGCTTGGAAGGCGAAATCACCAATGGCGCCGGGCAGGCTGCCCCAGATCGCGACCGCCGCATGATAGGCTCCCTGGAAGATCGCTGCCGTTCGGTCACCGAAACTGACGACCCCCGCGATGGTGCCTTCTAGAGCCAAAAGCCCGGCCGCCTTCAGGCCTTCCCAACCCGCAGCCATGTTGGCGAATGCGGCATCGAGCGACAGGCCGATGCGCGGCCAGACCTCCTTGGCCAGATCGCCCAGCAGCCGGAAGGCTTCCCCGACGCCGCCAACCCGGGTGACGAGTTGCGAAAACTGATAGACAAGTTCACCGGCGCCCACGATCAGTGCGCCGATGCCCGTCCGGATCAGCGCCCCGCGCAGGAAAACCAATGCCGTGGCAAGGCTGCGCACGGACAGCGCCGCAGCAGCCAGCCCTGCCACCCAGCGACCCGCCATAAGGGCGGCGAAAGTCGTAGCATAGGTGGTCAACCGCCCGAGATTGTCGAACAGCGCCGTGATCGCGCCGCCAATCGGCCCGGTGCCGCGCGCCATGTCGGCCAGCGCGTTCGCCACCGTTTCCAGCGCCGGGGCAACGGCGGCAGTCAGGCGGTTGGTCAGGCCGAGCCAGATCAGGCTCAGCTTGGCGATGGCGTCGCCGGTGCGTTCGATCTGGACGGCGTCGGCCGCGCTGACCGCGACCCCGAAGTCCTGAACGTCTTGCGCCGCTTCCCGCAGGGTCGCGGAGTCGATGCGCAGGAAGGCAAGTGCCGCCTTGTCGCCGAAGAGATCAGAGGCCACCGCGGCGCGCTCGGCCTCGGGGATGAGACGGTTCAGCGCCTCCTGAATGGCGACGATGCGCTCGTCCAGCGGCAAGGCCTGCAACTCGGCAGCAGTCAGGTTCAGCCGCTGCAGCGCGCCCACCGCAGAGCCAGATCCCGCAGCGGCTTCCGACAGCCGCGTGGTCAGCTTCTTGGTGGCTTGTTCGATCTCGCCCATGGAAACACCGGCCAACTCGCCAGCCCATGTCAGCACCTGCAGGCTTTCGACTGTGGTTTTCAGCGATGCAGCCATGTCGGCCTGCGCCCCGATGGTGTCGAGCCCCGACCGGATCATCGCCACGCCAGCCGCCGCCGCAGCGACGGTCACTGCCGCCAGCGCGATCCCGGCATTGCGGGCGAAGCTGCCGAGCCGGACATTTGCCTCTTCCATCTCCGAGGACAGACGGCCAAAGCCCCGTGCGCCAGCCTCGCCGATGCCTTCCAACTCGGCGCGGACCTGGCGGCCGCCTTCCGCGACGAGGCGGACACTGACTCTTTTCTCAGCCATGGCCGTCTCCGATCTGTTCGTTCAGCTTGCGCACCATCACAGCCTCGATCTCGGGCAGCAGTTCGGCCGCGATCAGGGTGTCGATGCCAAGGGCACGTGCCATCGCGAGGGCCGCGCCCAAGTCCCAGCCCAGCACTGCACCGGGGATCACGCGCAACTGCCCTCCAAGGCGGCCGACCAGATCCCACACCTGCCAACCGTCCTGCGTTTGCGGCCGGTTCAATCTTGCGGGGCAGTCGGGGCAGCGCCGCGCGCAAGCCGCGCAGTAGCGCTCGCCCCCGCCGAAGGACCATTCGGCGAGGGCGCGGAGACGTTTTTTTCCGCGTCCAGGATCAGGCCCTTTGCGACGTATTGGGTCTGGAACGCCTCGAAGATCGGCCAGATTTCCAGAAGGGCATCGATGCCTTCGGGTGTGACCGGCACAGCATTGCCCGTGTCATCGCCGACGCCCTCCCAATCCAGCACGGCGCGACGGGCCACGGCCTTGGCCATGGCGAGGGCCAATTCCTCTTGGGAAGCACCCTCAGACAGTGCCTCGATGGCAGGATCGGCACGGGCCGAAACCATCAGGGCGGTGGTCAGCGGGCCCACCAGCAGGCGCAAGCCGGGGGCGAGGTCCAGCCATTGTGGCGTGGCGGTCAGGTTCAGACGGATCATCAGTATACCTCGATGTCGTTGATCAGGGTTGCGGTACACATGCGGGCGGGGCTGGCAGCTTTCGCCGCTTGCCAGTCGAATGTCGCCTGCACGCCCTGCGGCCCGGAAATCTCGATCCGGGGACGCGGCAGATAGACGGCGTGGGCGGTGAAGGTGAGGCTTTCGCCTGAGGGCAAGACATAGGCGAAGGCGATCTCGCAGGGGTCGCCGTTGATCGCCTGCGTTACCAGCGTGCTGTCGGCGAAGCGCACCTCGATCCGGCCGGTCAGCGCCGCAATGGACGGGTCTGCCCCGTCGATCTTGCCGTCGCTGCGGATGGTCTCGATCCGGTCGAGGTTGTTCGCGTACGTGATTTCGGCCGAGACCACATTGCCAAGCGCAGACCCATTCCGGCTGATCGCGCCGTTGAAGTGTCCGAACCGCCTCAGGCCTAATTCAGCTGGTGTGCCTGCGGCGGTTGTCGTCGCAATTGCCTCTCCCTGTGCCACCAGCCGGGCGGTGGCGGTCAGCAGGCCCGAGCGCTGCACCTGCCAGGACAGCTGATCCAGCACGCAGCCCGAGTACATCGCATAGCGCGGCACCTCTGGCATGCCGGTCTCGATGGACATCGAGGGCAAGGTCCAGTTGCCCGAGCGAAACTCATGGGTGTAGGGCCCGGCACCAGAGGTGATCGGATCGCCGAAGGCTGCCTTCAGCCAGAACCCGAAAGCCTCGGCATCCATCGGTACCATGACATCGCCGTCCGCCGTCACCGCGTCCTTGATCGGGGCGAGGGGATCGCGGCCATAACCGAGCAATTCGCTGTTCAGCAGCGGCTGCTCCGATCCAAGCGAGGTGCTGGCAAAGGGCATTCTGGTGAAACCCCCGACAGGCGGGGTGCCGTAAACCGTCTCATACGCAAGCGCCATCTGCGCCCGCGCCCCTTGGGCTCGTGCCATCGTGTTCTCCTATCGTGTGGGGGTCAGGCCAGCGGATCGGCCGTGGAATAGTGCAGGATGACCGCGATCACCGCCGCCTTCAGGCTGGCAGCACCCTCGACCGGCAGATCAACCGGGCGCGGCGCTTCCGCCTCGACCCAGTCGCAAAGGCCGCCCAGCGTGCGGTCGGCGGCAATCGCCGCGCCGATGCTGGCGCAAAGCGTGTCGAAAGCGGTGTCGCGCGCCGCTCCCTGCACGACAGCCTCGATCTCGGCCCGGTGCTGGTAGTGGTAGCGCAGGGGCGACAGCGTGACCTCGGGGTCACCCGGTTCGCCATCCCGCAGGATCAGAAGACCAGCGGCGGGGACGCGCTCGGGCAGGACGTCGCCGCGCAGGGCGGTGGCGGGCAAGGCCGAGAGCCGCGCATGCAGTGCGGCGAGGATGGTTTCGCGATAAGTGGGCAT